ACTCTCGAATGGCTGGATAAGCTCGAGGATAGCTTGAGTGTAAATAACTGCAATATCATTTCGCTTTCCGGCGGTGGAGACCCTCTCTTTCAGTATGAGAAGCACGTTGACTGGTATCGTAAGTTCTTTGGTATCGTACAGAGACACAAGGTTGTGTTCGATTGTATGGAGCGTCCTATCCCGGTAGAAATGCACACCAGCTATATGACCGATGAAAGCACGTTTCCATTCTACGACTGCTATCGTGTTGTGTATCATGCAAACACTATCGACCAGCTTTTCCAAATTCGCCGCACAGGTAGAGAAAAGGTCAGAGTTGTATTCGTGGTAACAGAAGACTTCACTCTTGAGAATATTATGGATATTGCTCTCTATGTGGCTCACAGTCGGGACATTGACGAGTTGAGCTTCCGTCAGTTGGTAGATGGGAACTATGAAGCCCAGCACTACCTCGAGGATTATTTGAAGATGGGTCATAAAAAGCTGTGGTGGTACATCGAACAGAACGACTACAATCTCTACTATGCAGAAGGTCAGCTCTCCAACAGATACCGAGATTTCGAGGAGGTATCGAAGGAATGAGCTATCGCAAGGTAAGCTATATCGAACAGATATGGTACATGATTAAATACTATTTCAAAACATGGAGGATAAAGAAATGAAGAAGAAAATTATGTCACTGATTTTGGTTGCAACTATGGTACTCGCTCTCGTGGGTTGCTCACAGGCAGAGCGTGTCTCCTATAATCTCTCACAGGAAGCGGATAACTTCAATGTGGTTCGACAACTCACTGTCATTAACTGTATCGAGGGCGATGTTCTCTTTCAAATGACAGGTAAAATGTCTATCACTGCTGATACTGCCGATAACCAGCTTGAGATTATCGTAGAGGACGATGGTACTTATGTGAAACATTTCGTAGGCTTGAGCGATAACGTGACCTATATCGTGGAGGATTTGAATTTGGGTGACAATGCAGTTTCTAAGTATAAGTACACTCTCAACTTTAACCCGGAAATGTGGTTGCCTGTTCCTGTGGAAGTGGAGACGATTGAGTAATGGCTCGTAATCGTTATCCGGGTTACTGCTACTGCTGTGGAAACTATGTTCCGGCTGGCTACGGACATTTTGAACGCCGATGGGGTCAGCCGGGTAATCGCTGGCAGATTAAGTGTGTCAAATGTGCAAGCGGCAGAACCGTGAAGGATTCAGATAAGGAGGTGCAACGTGTACGCAATTCAGAACATTAAGACCGGGAAGTTCGTTTACGGTACAGACTATCGACACTATCCTCGACACCAGCGAACGAGCTTCGAGCAACTACTCACCTACTCTGAATACTTCTTTGCGGAGTGTGATTTTCTCTCTCGTGGGTGTGGGAAAGATTATAGAATCGTAGAGCTTGAGCCTGTAAAGGTGAAGCAGATTTTACCTCCTGTGGTGAGCGAAAGACGCAAGTAATACAAATTGGATTGAAAATGTATAAAAAGTGACATTTGTCAAATCGTCCGATTGAGATTGAAAAGTAGTCATTTGACATTTTGTGCTTATTCTTCTTATTGCAGTAGTAAAAGTAGCTGTTCTTTAACTTTTGCGTGTAACTTCCTCTATATAGAAAATCCCTTATAGTAAAAGTTATACGCAAAAACCGATTTTCAACTACTTTTACTACTGCATGAAGAATAACAATAAGAATTTAGGAAGGAGACTGTTTTTATGGATTTAGATAAGCTGTTAGCTGATGATACAGAAGTTGAGGAAGCGACTTTGGAAGCTGTTGAGACTGTGGAAACTCCGGCGGCAGATGTGGAGAAAGCTGTTCCGGCAGAGACTAAGAAGCAAACGAAGCCTAAGAAGAAAGGTAAACCGAGAGGTGGCAACTCTCCTGTCATTGGTGACAATGGTATGATGTTACAGGAGGGTGACAATGCAAAGTTCTTGAGTGTGCAGATGGCGTTGTTTGAAATGCCTAACATCGACATGGAGAATGTTGAGGAGGTACAGAAGCGACTATCAGAGTATTTTGCGTTGTATGCTTCACAGGATATGAAACCTACGGTGGCTGGTATGGCTATTGCGTTGAACGGTATGTCGAGAAGAACTCTGTGGGCTATTGTAAATGACGCACCGACAGGTTCATCGGGATATAAGACAGCGTTGCCCTCCGAGGTAGCACGCACCATAAAAAAGGCGTACTTTTTGCTCGAAAATCTGTGGGAATCCTACATGAACTCCGGCAAGGTCAACCCTGTGGCTGGTATCTTCCTCGGCAAGAACAACTATGGTTATCAAGACAAGACCGAGTACGTTCTCACGCCTAACACCAACCAAGACGATAACTACTCTGCTGATGATATTAGACAGAGGTACATCGCCGCAGAGCAAAAGCGACTATCGACTATCAACTCTGCCGATGAAGAACCAACTGAATAACGACTATCGACTATCAACTTTCGACTATCGACTATGCCGCTCGCTCCCGGGCTTACTCTCCCGGCTGGTGGGCGGCTTTTTCATGCAAAAATTTTCTCAAAATCTGCCGGAAAAGTACCCCGGTTTTCCCTCCGGGCGATGGGTGGCGGCTCTGCTCCTGTTCCGGGGGCTGTGGCGGCTTGATTGTGTTTCTTCCTATTATAAGGAAACAACACGAAACAGATTTACAAATAACACAAAAAAGATTAAAAATTTATCTAAAAAGTATTGACAAACAATCTTTTATGTGTTATCTTATAATCAGAAACAGACAAGAAATAACACAAATCAGATTATTAAGGAGGACAACACCATGAAAAAATATTTTTCCGTTTCTTTCAAGTATTCAGAAAATACCTATTGTACCAATATCGCCCACGCAGAGAACGCCGAAGCGGTCAAAGCTCATTATTCTAAATATGAATGGGTCAGCGTTACAGAGTGCGAAGAATACGAAGTCGAAACAGCACGCCGCAAAGGTATGCCAATTATAGAAATCGAATCAAAACAGGAGGACGAAAACATGACAGAGTTTACAGAAATTAAAAGAATCGTAACAGAGGACAGCAACAAGAGACAGGAAAACACCGCTTTTTATATTGAAAACGGATATTTTCCGACATGGGCAGAGGAACATCGCAAAGACCCGGACAGAGGTTTGAAGGAACACAGCACAGAAACACGCTGGAATCAGTACAAAGCCGGAACAATCACCCGAGAAAAGGCGGTCGAGCTTGCCACAAAGAGAGCCACAAAGGAAATCACAAAAGACCTCGCCGGAAAGCTGGAAAAGCTGGACAGAATCGCACAGGCGAAAGACCTCGATTTTATAACGGTTTCTGTTGATTGGGTACGCTCTCGCACTTGGGGCTATAATCCACACGTTGAAATCAGAACAAACGCCGGATATTTTACAGGCTCGGCGAGTGGTTGCGGATATGACAAAGAATCTGCCGCTATTGCGAACGCTTTCAACCAGTGCGACAGCATTTTGAAAGCTCTTTACACCCTCAAAGAAAAGGGATTAAGAGCCGGACAGACTGACGAAAGCAAGACCGCAAGCTGTGGACGCTCTAACGGTAGCATTTGCGGCTATGGTGCTGGATATGGTGCAATCCCTTATTTTGAGGGCGGCGTGGGTGCTTCCTGTTTTTGGGAAATCCTTAGAAAGTGCGGATTCAAGACCAGCGGACACCACAGCAAACACAGCGATTTTTACAATGTAGAAAAGGAGGTTGCTTAATATGTCAAAATTTGAAACATTATGCAATGAGTACAGAGAAAACAAGCGTTTGATTGAAGAACTGGAAGCCATGAACGACAGCATAAAAGCCGACATTCTCGCCATCATGGGAGACCGTGAGACAGTCAGCGAAGGAGCGGCAAAGGCTACAAATAAAAGCGTTACAAGCTCCCGATTTGATAGTACAGGCTTCAAAAAAGTATACCCGGATTTATTCACCGAGTACAGCACTCCGACAACATACAAGCGTTTTACAGTGGTTTAAGGGGGTGAAAAGTATATGTTTTTTATAATCTGCCTTTCAATATTTCCTTTTGTTGTACTTGGTGAAGTTCTGAAACAGAATAAATAAAACAGCATGAGCCGCCCGGCGTGGGTGGCTCTTTTGCTGTGCGTGAACCGCTCCGGGGTTGCTGTATAATCTAATCAAGATTAAACGCAAGCCGGGCGGCGTGGGGCTGGTGTGCTGTCCATCGTGGGCGGCTGGTGTGGTTCTGCTCCTGTTGTTGGGTCGTTGGCTCTGTGGGCGTTGTTTTTGGCGTTCTCGGGGCTTTTCTTTTGTGGCTGTGTTTCTGTTGGGGTTCGGGTTTTTCGTGGCTGTGTGGGCTTGCTGGCTTGCGTGGGGGCTATCCCCCGGAGGGGGAAACACCGCAAGCCAAACCGGGGGAGGGAGTGGCTTAAATATCCCCAAAATATAAAAAGACCCTCTATAAAAGACAAGTTCTTATCTTATTTGTATTGACATTCCCTCTCCCTCGTGTTATACTGTAACCATAATCAAACAAGGAGGTATAACCCATGGTAAAGAATAATCTCGAGCTTGACGTTAAGGTGAAATGCCTTGAAGCCAATATGACCCAGCAACAGGTCGGTGACACCATCGGCACAACAGGTCAGTATGTGAATCGTATTATTAAAAAGAAGGACGGAGTTGTAAACAAAACCTTCGTAGAGATTATGGAAGCTCTTGGATATGACATTGAGTTCACCTATGTGAAACGTGAGGAGAAGTAGTAAAAGTAGTTGAAAATCGGTTTTTGCGTAAACTTTCGCCTTATATGCGTGTATATAGAGGAATTTACCGCAAATTTTGAAAAACAACTACTTTTACTACTTCAAAACAGGATTTTGGATTAAAAGTCAATCCTTTTCGGATTGAGAGGAGGTGAATATCTCGTGAAAAATGCAATAGGTTATATCCGAGTGTCCACGGAGGAGCAATCC